GTGGAATCTTTGGAAAAAGATGATGCGTGAGTCCAGTAATAACATGTGGGTCGAGCCAGAAGGATATATACAAACCTGTCCGTGGATGGTTCAACAATGTTGGCAAAATTTTGTCTACTATGAACAAAGAGCAGGATTGTTTGATGAATGGAACCCCACAATATTATCTCACGATCAATGGCAAGAGTTATCAGAGGGAGCATGACTACCAATCAAAAAATTAGAACTATACAATTCATCAACTTGTTGTTGTCTGTATTTGCGATCTATTATGCGGTGACCACTGGGCCACTATATCTACTGATACTTTCGTATTTGATGTTTGTGATTTTCTGTCCTATTGGCATCAGTGTCGGCTTACATAGATTACTCAGTCATCGGTCGTTTACAACAACTCCGGTTATAGAAAAAATTCTATCTATCACAAGTATATACGCTACAGTAGGTTCTCCGATTGCATGGGTAGCTGTACACCGATCACATCACGGATTTTCCGATCAAGCCAATGACCCACACAGCTCTTATCGAAATGGAAAATTATCGTTCAGAGGTATTTTATCTGTGTGGACTGGATACGGCTCCCCTAAAGTTAAAATTCCAATCAGCTATGTAAAAGATCTTTCAAGAAACCAGTTTCAAAGATGGATTCACGATAACTATTTTAAATTGTTATTGATACCGGTAACTATTTTATTTTTCATAGATCCAATAATGGGGTTGTTTTTATATTCTTTACCTGCTACAATTGCACTTAACACCACAAGTGTGGTAAATGTGTTAGGTCACAGTCATGGGTATCGTAATTATGACACCAAAGATTTCAGCACAAACAGCTGGATAGCTAACCTGATCAGTTTAGGAGAAGGTTGGCATAACAATCATCACGGGGCTGCTGGTAGTTATACGACTCAAAAAAGTCCCAAAGAATGGGATTTGATTGGGTGGTTTATTAATCATATCAGAACCGGATGAAGCAGTAACATTAACCAAAGGAAAAAACATGTCAAACACAGTAGAACAATTAAAAGCAGCAATGGAAGCGTTTCTATCAGAGGATGCTAAATTTGCCGCAGGTAATAACGCCGCAGGAACTCGTGCCCGCAAAGCTCTTCAGGAAGTAGGTAAGGCAGTTAAAGCTCGCCGCAACGAAATCACCGAAGAAAAAAATGCCCGCAAAGAAGCAAAGTCAGCATAATCAGGACACTGTCTTCGTTGGCAGTGGTGCGGCTGGCACCATTGGTGGGTATGGTGCTGTGCCAAATTGGTCTTCCTATAACATAGGAACCAGTATGGGCACAGACACTATCACCCTCGATCCTAGTACGTTTACTTCGAATGTTGGTATTACCTCGGGTAGTATTACTACTCCTTATGTCTACACCACCAACGGTACTGCGGGGTATACGATCAATAGTAATCCTACTACTGTGCATATAGATGCCGATGGGTTAACTATGAAGAAGGGTGCTGATATCAAAATCGGAGGTAAGAGTCTCAGCGAAGCTATAGACAAGATTGAACAGCGACTGGCTATCCTTACACCCAATCCGGAATTAGAGTCACGCTGGAAACAACTTCAGGAATTACGTGAGCAGTATGTAGAACTGGAACGAGACCTTCTTGAAAAAGAAAAACTAATGAAAATTTTGAAAGAAACCTAAATGAATGTTAAACTCTTATCCTATAGTCAGCCCACCGCAGAATTTGCAGACCTTGGCATCGACGATGCGCAGGAACTCATTGCGTATTGCGCCCGTGTCAGCAACCCAAGCAACCAGCTCAATACAGAGACATCAGAGAAGCTTATACGATATCTTGTTAAACACGCACACTGGAGTCCCTTGGAAATGGTTTCAGCCTGCGTTGAAATCACCACAACTAGAGATATCGCCAGACAGATCCTGCGTCACAGAAGCTTTGCCTTCCAAGAGTTCAGCCAGCGATATGCTGACCCTACTAAAGATCTCTCGTTTGTGGTTAGAGAAGCACGAAAGCAAGATCCAAAGAACAGACAAAACTCAGTCGAGTTGGAACCAACAATTGGTGATACAATGTTACAAGAAGAATGGTCTCGTAGACAACGAGAGCTCATTGAACTTGCAAAGTCAACATACGAATGGGCTGTGTCTAAAGGCATAGCCAAAGAACAAGCTCGTGTAGTATTACCAGAAGGCAACACAGTGAGCCGCTTGTATATGAATGGCACACTGCGTTCATGGATACACTTCATTGAACTGCGTTCGGCAAATGGCACACAGAAAGAACATCAGCTGGTAGCTGTTGCCTGTGCCAAGGCCATCGCCACAATCTTTCCTATGGCTGATAATTTAACAGTTAATCACTGATTTTATAAGCAAATCTTGTGCCCGACTTCAACTACATAGATCAAACTAATTCTCATAACTCTTTCCAGGTAGCATGGGAATCTACATTAAAATGCAATCTGGATTGTAGTTACTGCGGTGACGGTCATGACAACAGCCAAGATCATCCTAGCTTGGAAGACAGTCTCAGCACCGTTGATTTTATTGTGGAGTACTTGAATTTATACATGTGTTCACGTCCGGATCATATTAGATTCGCTACATTGAATATACAAGGTGGAGAAAGTATTTTCCATCCTCATATTTTAGAAATACTTGAATATATAAAAAGTAAAAAGTCGTTGTATCATAATTGGAATCTTAACATTGGTTTAATTACTAATGGCATAACCAGTCCAGAGCGTTGGAAAAAAATTGCAGACCTAGTCGATTACTTTACCATGAGTTTTCATTCCGAGAGCCTTGTAAAGCAGCAGGATATGTTTAGGCAAAATGTGAAATATTTAAAAGACAGCAATAAAAATTTCCAAGTGTCTGTACTCATGCACCCTAAAAAATGGCAAGTATGTTTAGATCAAATTGAGTGGTGTAAAAATAACGATGTGAAATATATCACACGCCAACTAGATCACGGGTGGACCAATTTTAAATTCAATTACACTCCCGAACAATCTGAATTCCTAACCGGAACCAAACAGGTATCAATGACCACTAAGGTAATATCTTTTTTTAAAAACGGTATTGATTTGTCATCCAAGGGTCGGGCCTGTTGTGGCGGCGAAACACTGTGTACTGATGTTGACAGCGGTACTACCTATATTAAAAACAATAGATTCAAAGGTTGGACCTGTTCAGTTAATCGATTCTTTCTGTACATAAGGCAAACAACTGGAGAAATTTTCACTAATAAAGACTGTAGAATGAACCTAGACAGCAAAGTCGGAGTGTTAGGGTATCTCAAAAACAGTGAAGCATTATTAAAAGATCTCAAACAAAAATTGGAAACTAACACGTTGCCAGATATTATCTGTGATAAATCCAGTTGCTGGTGCGGACTGTGCGCTCCCAAAGCTGCACAGCCTGAGGTTTATAAAAAAATTATGCAAAAATACAGCATATAAATAATTGCATGAAAAAAGTTTATATAATCGGTGGTGGAACCGCTGGCTGGTTTACTGCGTTATTTGCTAAAAAATTCTATCCACACTATGACGTAACACTTATAGAAAGTGGCGAAATTGGTATTTTAGGTGCTGGCGAAGGCTCCGTGCCATTCTTAACAAATATTCTCGACATGTTGGACATTCCAATCACAGATTTAATTAGAGAATGCAAGGCCACATTCAAATTAGGAATTAATTTTGCCAACTGGAACAACGACGGACAAAGTTATTTCCATAGTTTTATATACAAAGACGAAGTTCATAATCCAATTCCTGTACATCAAAACTTGATTGACAAGTTGCTGTCATTGCAAGCGTCTATCGCTGACAGCGATTCACAAGATTTATCAGTGTATGAAAAAATGTCAAAGGAAAATCGTGTACCATTTACCTGGACAGACAAAGATTCATCCCTTGATGCGTTTCCTTTAAATCATCACGGACAGTTTTCTTTGCATTTTGATGCAAGGCTATTAGCAACGTATCTATCAAAGTTTGCAGCTAACAAGGGCATACATCATATAGATGCACGAGTTAAAGAATTCCGAGGTGATAACATTATTACCCATATAATTTTAGATGATGACAGTGAATTAGCCTGCGACTTTGTATTTGACTGTTCAGGATTTGCTCGATTAGTAATTGGAAAACATCACAAAGTCAAATGGAACAGTTATGCAGACAGCTGTGGTCTTGACAGAGCGATGCCGTTTTTCATCGAGCACGACAATAACATTTCACCAGTGACTGATGCATTCTGTATGAAGAATGGTTGGATATGGAGAATTCCTGTAAACGGTAGATACGGATGCGGGTACGTGTATAATTCAAAATTCTGTTCAGATCAAGAAGCTCTCGAAGAAGCACAGGAATTTTTTGGTCAACAACTTACTGTGCCTAAAATTTTTAAGTTCGAAGCAGGCACATATGAAAAGACCAAGGTGGGAAATTCCATGGCGGTTGGACTAAGTGCAGGATTCTTAGAACCGTTGGAAGCCACAAACATTTGGGTCAGTGCGTTGAATGTTATTGATTTTTTAAATTGTGATGGATTCAATACCACTGACCTCAAGTTCGAAGAAGACCTTAACAAGCGATGCCTCGATCGCAACACTAACATACTAGAATTTGTTTATCTACACTACATGACCAAGCGACAGGATACTGAATTTTGGAGAGACTTTCAAAAGAATTACCCACCTCCAGAAAGATTAGCAGTAATTCTAGAACAACTACATCAGGGAAAATCTCCCGAAATTGATTTCAGTATGTTCACTGATAGAAGCTGGATGCAGGTATTACATGGTCTGAGACTTGTAGATTTGTCTAAGTATTATGATATCATGAAAGATTACTATGTTCCATACATATTAACGTCCCCCGAACACGTTCAGACAAATGAGTTTGTTTCCCATAAAGAAATTTTAGATTATTTTAACAATTTTGTAGCACCAACAGACACCAACACCTAACATCCTATGACTGACGAATTAAAAGACTTCTGTCGCAACTATGAAGTGAATGTGCTCAACGACCAAAAACGTAGAGCACGTTATCACCCTCCACGTTTCTTTACAGAACCATCCCGAGCTGATATTATTCGCAATGACATTGTGGAGTTTGAAACTGAGCAGGTCATTACCTTAGAAATTCCAGAAGGTCGACTGCGAACACTGATAGAAATGGAACGTCGTTTCTTCAAATGGCAACGACATAGTCAAGGAGAAATTGACATGTTCGAAACCTTAATGAACAAGGAACGTGAAGAAGCAAACATTAGGCATACCAACGCTGCTGTGCAAAAGGCCTATGAACAATATTCAATCATGCTTAATTTAGCAGGCTATCAGAGAAAAATTTGAGTCAAAAAACAATCATCTTGACAGGTTTTCTAAAAGATTGTATAATTAAAGTGTTCGGCAGTATAATCTTTGAGGAATAAAAATGCGTAGTCATTATTGGACATGTTCGAAATTTGCAGATTGGCTTCGTGGTACGCCAAAGCTCAAGTGCGGCACCAGCGAAGAATGGGATGCCTGGTATGCCAGTTCAGCCAAATCTCACCCTATCCGCTATTGGATCGCTGAAGAAGGGTTGGATCACCTTCAAAAATTTGTCTATTACATACCAGATCGACTAAATGACATTCGCTATTATATTAATAATCGCTGGATTACTCGCAGCCATGCCCTTACTGCCCATCCCCGAGATATTGCGCCGGGCACTTGGCGTGATGTGGGCAATCGCTTTCTTCCTTGTCTTTTCAACGAGCTTGTGGATTTTGTTGAAATAGAACAAGCATGGCATCACTGTATTTGGAGTGATGATGCTAAGACCAAGTTCAATGTTCCCTGGTATCGCAAAGGATGGCTACGTTTGAGAACATGGCGTTGTCCAGAAGCTGGCATGGAATACCTACGTTGGGCTGAAACATTAACCAACGAAGAATTTTTGGAAGAAGGCGAGAAGCATAAAGCAGAGCCAACTTATCAGGCCAAAGCCGCTAAGGAAATTATAGAGCTTTATACCTGGTGGACTGTGACCTATCGCAATCGTCCCGATCCATATGAAGCAAGCGGCTGGAGTGCTCACTGTGATGCCATGCGTGTGAAGTATCCAGGCAGTATGTTTTCCAGCCTAAACTCAAAAGATCCTGCTGATCGTAAAGCCAGCGACAAGGCACACAAACTGCTTACAAAGATCGAAAAGGCCTACGAAGCAGAAGATGAAGCTATGATGATCCGACTGATTAAGATTCGCGAAAGCCTGTGGACTTGATATGAGTATAGCAGATAAAAACGACCATAGCATTGAAGACCTTTATGCCAAATATCTACAGTTTACCGCTGTGATGTTGGAAGACTACAAAGATATCGAGATAGCAGGTATCATGATTACACAGGCTCTCAGCATGTATAAAACCGTGTTGCTAGAAGAAGATTATCAACGCATGGTACAAAGCATATATGAACGGAGAAATGATGTTAAAACCTTCAACTGATTTTAAACCTCAGATTCCTGCACAAGGAATCCTTAAGCGTAGTAGTTGGGGAGATGCGATGTCATATCAAGTTGTTTGCGAATGTACAGATCCAGACCACGATCATAATGTCTGGATCGAAGCAGACGACACTGGCGTCACTGTTACAACTTATACGACTCAGAAGTCTCAATGGTGGAGTCTGAATCGTTGGCAGACTATTTGGATCCTGCTGACCAAAGGTTATGTTAAGTACGAAGCTAACATTATTATGAGTGAACAGCAGGCTCTTAATTACGCAGAAACTCTAAAGAAAGCAATTAAAGATGTCAAAAGTTTCAAGCAGTCCTAACCGACATACCTTTCAAAAGGAAGGTGCGATCCAACGGGCTGAAGAAAAGGGTGAAGAACCTAACCAAGCCTACATTGACATGTGGGATCAGATTAAAATCGACGATGCCAACAAGATTAACGATCCTGCTTGGCAACAGAACAACATGGAATACGATCTACGCAGTAACGAGTGGATTTTAGAAAAAGTTCGTGCCAGCGAAACCTATGCCCAAAATGTATATGCGGCCATATGTAATAACGATTTTATAAAATTGGAAGTTGTTCCTATCCTTAGACAAGATCCAGACAGAGACTATTGGTCAGCTTCTTGGAGATATGCTGGAGGCATTGTGGCAGATATGCGACAAGAAGGCGACTACATTGATTGGTATTGTAGCGGCATTGGCAATGACGAGTCTGGCTACGGATTAGATCATCGCCCTGCAAATGGATACGTACCAGAAGGTTGTATTACCGACGAGATCCGGAATGATCTCCAGCGTCTTGGCTGGGCAATAGTGCCTGGTGGAGATTGGGAAAAATTTACTTAAGGAGATTGTGTTAGTATCATGAACTTTGAACTATACGAAGTTTGGGCAGTGGATGAAGCCGGTCACGAAGAATTGGTAGAAACCACCAGCAGCAGGAAAGAAGCGTTGGAAATAGCAGAAGCCAATCTTGGATTGGGTGTTATGGAAGCCATTGTGTATCAAGAAGATGAGAATGGTGATCTGCACGAAATCAAGAGATTTGGACATGGTTGACAAACTCACAGTTTGGTGCTATAATATATGTATTGTTTAACAACAGGAGTGACTCTATGGTAACCAAACTGAAAAAAGCCAGCATTGCTATTCGCCAGAACAAAGGACGTGATCTAAGTCCGAAATGGGATGATCACGAAACCATGACTGCTGATCAGTTTAGTCGACACTTCCGTATGGCTATGAGTTATTACCGGTTAGAAACCAGCGGTAAAGAACTTAAACCTAAGGTTATTAATTGGATGAGCAGCCAGGACTATCCAAAAGATATTATCAAAGCCTTTAAGAATACCAAAGATAACCGTTGCGGCACAACCGTAGGTGCTATCGCTGCCAATCTACTTAGAGGCATGCCTGCAATAAGAGCAGACTTCAACGAAGGTCGTAACACCGCAGAATGGTTAAGCAAGTCTATTGCTAAGATCATTGAAGAGGGCAAACACGACGAAGCAGAGCCAGAAGATGGTGCTGTCGAAGTTAAGCCCGCAGTGTATACTCCTAGTATTCAAGAACGACTGCGTGATGTTGCAATAGGCATGACTGAAGAAATCGAAGATGCTATTGAGGCGTTTCAAACAGATCCAGAATCGTTTGATCCAAAAGCATTTAAACTGCTGAATCTTCTACGTGGACGTCAGGCCAAAGCTGCTCACGCTCGCATTATCAAAGATCTATATATTCGCAACTACGAAGAATTAGTTGAAGCAGCTACCACCAAAGACGAACAGTTGAAGGAAGGTTACAGTCATTTGAGCAAGGCTAATCTGAAAAAGATCACTCTGTTCTATAGCGAAATCCTTTCAGCGTGTGACATGCTGGCACAAGAAGCCAAGGTCAATAAAAAGCCTCGTGCTAAGAAGCCCACTGACAAGGCCAAAGTTGTGGCTAAGATGAAGTACCTCAAGCAGGATGAAACACTTAAATTGGTTTCTATCAACCCGCAAGACATCATAGGTACCAAAGAACTGTGGATTTATAACGTCAAGACACGTAAAATTGGCAAGTACATGGCTGCGGAATTCAATGAACTTGGGGTCAAGGGAACCACAATTATTGGGTTTGATACAATAAAAAGTGTACAGAAGACCCTGCGCAAGCCCGAAGAACAGCTTAAAGAATTCAAGGCAGCGGGTAAGGTACAGTTGCGCAAGTTCCTAGACGATATCAAAGCTGTGGATATCAAGCTCAACGGTAGGATCAACGAAGATACTATATTGTTAAAAGTACAATAACAAAGTAAATTCTCAGTAAAAGCGGGCTTCGGCCCGCTTTTTCTTTGGCGGATAAATACATTACTATGAGCAATGTCAATAATTTATTAGCCGCACTAGGCGATGAAATCAACGCAATCGCACAAACCGCTGGCCCGGATATCAAAGAAATCGCACGGAAAATGCCATTCCGATCGCTGTCAGGTGATCATATTTCAGGTGGCAAAATACAAAACTTCTCCAGTACTGGTATCACAGACACTGCGGTAAAAACTCAGCTTACTGTGAACAACGACGGTGTTACTGTTAAGAATCTGTTTGTGGAAAACATCGACAATCTCACAGTGCAGGGCATCCTCAAAACCAAGATCCTAGAAGTTGATGAGATACGTGCTGACATCAAATTTGAAAAAGATGTACCTATCACGTTTTCGGGAGACACGTTAGACGGCAAAGGTCTACTGTGGGCGGGGAAGGGCAACACCAAACAATTTATATTCAACTCTGGTCCGGATAGATTCTTTTCATCTGAATCTATAGACCTTGCTAGAGGTAAAAGCGTCACTATCAACAACATCAAACTAATTGATGAGAAAGAATTAGGTCCCACAGTAACCAAAAGTAATCTCCGAGAAGTTGGTCGCCTTAATGGTCTGATAGTAGATGGTGGGATGTCAGTGGGTCAGTTTATGGTGTTCGATGCTAACACCAGCAGACTAGGACTAGGCACAGAAAGTCCTAATGCTGCTGTTAGTATTTTAGATGACGGTGTAGAGATAGTACTCGGCACCAAGGATACTGTAAAAGCATTCATTGGCACATATGCCAGCCATAACTTAGAATTAGGTACGGACAACACTGCAAGAATAATCATTTCATCTAGCGGGAACATTATATTAGGTAATCCTAAAATGGCTCCTGCACAGATACATGTGCATGGTAAGCTATCAGTGAGAGTGTCAACTCCAGATCCAGAAGTCGATTTGCATGTCAACGGTGCAGTGAGATTCAATAATAGACTGCAAAAATACGACAGCACTTATCCCACAAATGGATCGTACAACGAAGGCGACATTGTGTGGAATATAGAACCAAGAATGAACTCCTACGTAGGATGGGTATGTATTCAAACCGGATCCCCGGGACTGTGGGCTCCGTTCGGTAAAATTGGAAATTCATAACATGGCAAGTCAAGAAAAATTAAATGCCCTAACAGCCCTGTTGCAAGAAGTATTGCAAGAAGGTCAAGAAATTAACTCTGCTGAATTTCCTTACATAGTTATCAAAGGCGATATCAATGGTAAGGGTATACTCTGGAGCGGCCAAGGACATAACAAACAATTTTTGTTCAACACCGATCCTGATAGATTTTTTGTTTCCGAAAGCATCGATTTAGCAAAAAATAAAATTCTATCTATCAATAACATCAAAGTACTAGACGAAAAAGAACTAGGACCTACTGTAACAAAAAGCAATCTTCGAGAAGTCGGTCATCTCAAAGGATTGATAGTAGATGGCGGGTTAAGTGTAAATCAATATTTGATATATGACCCCAACACCGATCGCCTAGGGCTGGGTACCGACCAACCTAAGTCGGCTGTGAATATCATAGATCAAAACGTAGACATTGTGATCGGTGCATCATCACTGAACACTGCTATGATTGGCACATACAACTACACAGATTTAGACCTAGGCACTGACCATACAACAAGAATTTCTATTAAAGCTGGCGGCAACATAGTCATCGGAAACCCTGCCACAGGTGATACTAAAGTTTCTATTATAGGTTCTCTAGCTATCAATGTCGGTACTGCTGATCCACGTAGCAGTCTACATGTCAATGGTGCTTTGAAATTCAATGACAAACTACACCTCAGCGGCAATGAACCTCCTAGCAGCGGCGGGTTTAATGAAGGCGATGTAGTATGGAACAATTATCCAACTCCAGGAAAGTTCGTAGGTTGGGTATGCACTAAATCAGGCAGTCCTGGTATTTGGAACGGATTCGGCAGAATTGAATAATGTCTCAGGCGTTGGTAATCGGCAATGGCGAAAGCAGACGCCATGTTGATGTTAGTACATACACTCAACATACATTAATAGGCTGCAATGCCATACACAGAGATCTCAATGTCGATCATTTGATCTGCTGTGATCGTAGGATGGCAGAAGAAGCTGTAACCAATCCCAATACCAAAGACACAAAAATCTATGTACGTGATCACTGGCATCACTATTTCAGAAAAATAAGAAAAAACAAAAACGTTCATCTACTGCCTGAAGTGCCTACCCGAGGCGAAGCCAAAGTCAATCATGCAGAACATTGGGGCAGTGGTGGCTACGCTGTGCTGTTAGCAGCTGTGTTAGGGCACGAAGAAGTTATACTGATCGGATTTGATCTGTATCCGATAGACCACACTGTGAATAATATCTATAAAGGCACCGTGAACTATGCGCGATCGGGCGCACAGGCAGTGGATCCCAGCTATTGGATTTATCAAATTGCAGCGGTATTCACACATTACCCCAATACAAAATTTGTCATCTATAATAAACAGGGATGGTGTATGCCAACGGAATGGCAAAAAAATAATGTGGAATTCATTGCATTATAAATAGAAATGTAATATAATATTACATACACACAGTATCACAGAGGACTTTATGGCATCATCCCTCTTTAAACACTCTGCAGTCATCAAACTTGCTACCTATATAAAGGAGACTAGAGATGGCAAAATTTCTTTCAACAAAAACTTACGGCAACGACAGAGGTCTTAGTTGTTGCTTCAGACAATGGCGTGCCACACACAGTCATTGCTCACTGCTACACGGTTACTCAATTGGTATTAAACTTGTGTTCGAATGCGATACACTAGATGAAAAGAATTGGGGCATGGACTTCGGTGGTCTAAAAGATTTCAAAACGTGGGCGGATCATATGTTTGACCACACTACTGTAATTGCACATGATGATCCACTGTTGGATAGATTCAAAGAAATGGCTGGTTGGAGTTCAAATCCAGAACACGACGGTAATCAAGAACGTGTACAAACCGAACCCTATCGCAGACAAGGCGTTTGTGATCTACGTATTGTAGAAGGTGTTGGTTGCGAACTGTTCGCTAAAATGTGCTATGATAAGATGGATTGGTTGCTAAAGAATGGCAATCATCGGTATCCGCTAAATCCTACTGTCCGGATTAAAAGCGTAGAAGTATTTGAACACGCTGGCAACTCAGCAACATACGAAGGCGATATTCCTGTTATACGTGAGTGTTGAATGAATAGTATTGAACGCATATGGGCCCGGGCAACCGGGCACCTTATGGGAAACACAGATGACGATCGTCCGGATGTTCCTATCCTCACATTAAAAGAAGCCCGGTGGGCTTTGTTTTTTAAAACATTCTGGGTTATCATTCACGTTATAACCTGTTGCTTTATTATTGCCAACACCATTAGACACTGGTAAATAATAATATGCGTACATTTAACATCAACTCACTTGCTATCAGTAACAACCTTCCGTTTGTTTTAATTGCAGGACCTTGTCAAATAGAAAGTCAGGATCATGCAGAAGCAACTTGTGCTAGACTAATTGCTATCACATCGTTACTTGGTATTCCCTTGATCTATAAAAGCAGTTTTGATAAAGCCAATCGAAGTAGTATTTCTACCAAGCGAGGTGTGGGTATCAAAGAAGGTTTACATATTCTTAATTCGATCAAGCATCAGTTCGGAGTGCCTGTTTTAACAGACATTCACGAATCATGGCAAGCAAAAGAATGTGCAGAGGCAGGCATTGATATTTTACAAATTCCTGCATTCCTTTGTAGACAAACTGATCTGTTGGTGGCCGCAGGAGAAACTGGCTGTGTAATCAACGTCAAGAAGGGACAGTTCCTTGCTCCCCACGATATGAAAAACGTTGCGGCAAAGATTGCTTCAACCGGCAATGAACGCATCATGCTATGCGAAAGAGGATATACTCATGGGTACAATAATCTTGTTGTGGATATGCGTAGTTTGCCTATTATGGCAAGCACCGGGTATCCAGTGGTCTTTGATGCCACACATTCTGTACAACAACCTGGCGGAATGGGAGAAAGATCTGGCGGCGATAGGACCATGGTCCCGTACTTGGCGAGAGCTGCTGTAGCCACAGGGTGTGTATCAACTCTGTTCATGGAATGCCATGAAGATCCGGACAATGCGCCTAGTGATGGTCCTAACATGATCAAGTTAGATGATCTCAGCGATATCTTAAAAGACCTGGTAGCCATAGATGCGATTGTCAAAAGAAGATAGAGCCGGTTGGTCTAAAGAACAAAGGCGGTTTTACAAAGCAAATGGTTATCCGATGCCGGGTGCGGTAGTCGGTGAATCGCTGCCCACTGACCACGATCCTAACACAAAAATCACAGTCCTCTGCGTGAGATTCGGTAACAAGTACAACAGAGAGTATGTTGAACGTCTGCGTAACATGATTGCAAGACATCTCACTGTGCCTTATGAATTTGCCTGTCTCACTGATGATCAACATGATATCGCAGGAGTGCGTAAAATATATCAGCCAAATGCCAACTATGCCAGAGGTTGGTGGCACAAGGTTCATATGTTTGATTCTTCTTTACCTCTCAAAGGTAGGATACTGTACATGGATCTCGATGTGGTTATACATGCTAACATAGACAAACTTGCAGGTTATCACAATAATAGTTTTATAGGCATTCACGACTTCAACAGAAAATTTTTCCCCAGTTGGAACTATCTTAATAGTTCAGTGTTGGCATGGACTCATGGAACTCAAAGCTACATCTACGATCAATTCAAACAGAAACCATCAGACGCTCAAAAGTTGCAGGGAGATCAAGATTGGATTTGGAAATTAGCCAAAGATCGAATGAGGTTTTGGCCTAGAGAATGGATTATGAGTTACAAATGGGAAATACGTAGCAGAGACGAACTCACTGTGGCGCAAGGCGGCAGGCAGTTCAAAACCGTAAGACATGATGTTCATCCTCCTGCGGACTGTAGCATTGCTGTGTTCCACGGTGAACCAAATCCGCAGGATGTTCAGGATAAGTTTGTAGTTGACAACTGGCGGTAATGATGTTATACTTGTAGTATGACATTTAGTACACATCGCAGCCAAATTCTCACAATCAAGCAAGACGATGCTCGTTTTCGTATCGTTGATAAGTTCGTCACTGCTCCAAGAGCAGGATTCGAGATAAGTGAAAAATGCCCGGCTGAATATCAAAAGATTTTATATGAATGTTGGGGCAATGGATGGATCCAACCTGTGGCATATATGACAGAACGTGAACTTCTTATTTCAGGACTATCTAATGACTAATCGTATAGGCTTTGCCTGCAAATGGATCAATGATCCTTCCGAAGTTGACGGAATGAAAATCAATGCTCGTGACCGTGAGCTCAATACAGGGTCAACTACAGTGGCTTGGCTCAAACGCCAGACTGCTGATGTAGCAGAGCAGAGACTATGGGATCTCATGGTAAGAAACATTGAATCAGTTCGCAAACTTGTAGAAAGAGTAGGTACCTTAGATGACGAACTTCGCATGGTGCGTATTGGCAGTGATGTGCTGCCTGTTTATACTGAGCGTAATTACAGCTGGTTTTGGCGTCAAGGCCATGTGGTCGCATATGCCCAACAGCATTTTGCTGAGGTGGGGCGTATTGCTAGAGATCGTGGTGTTCGTCTCAGTTTTCACCCTGGCCAGTTCACTGTGCTGGCATCTGATAATCCCGATATTGTTGATCGTAGCATAGAGGAGTTTGAATATCATGTGGACATGGCTCGCTGGATGGGGTATGGTAAGACGTTTCAAGACTTTAAGATCAATGTGCATATCGCTGGCAGACAAGGTCCACCCGGTATCCGTAGTGCTTTGGCACGGATGACTCCCGAAGCCCGAAACTGCCTTACTATAGAAAACGATGAAATGACCTGGGGTATAGAACACAGCATTGAATTAGTCAAAGACTGTGCTTTGGTCTTAGACATACATCACCATTGGATTAAAACTGGAGAATATATTGAACCGAATGACGACCGTGTTAAAAGGATTGCTGATAGTTGGCGCGGTGTGCGCCCTGTTATACATTATAGTGTATCACGGGAAGACTGTCTTATTGCACATCCCGGACACATCCGCCCCGATCTTTCGTCCCTCTTAGAGCAGGGCTACAAAAAAGCCAAGCTGAGAGCACACAGTGAATTCTATTGGAACACTGCGGTCAATACGTGGGCGTTGACCTTCAGAGACCAATTTGACATCATGTGCGAAAGCAAAGCCAAGAACTTGGCTTCATTTGCTCTATACGAGCAAGACAAATCTATTAAGAAGTCTTTGGCTTGCGAGGAGCCTTCGGCGCTGCTGCTTTCTTAGCAGGTGCTTTTTTAGCCTTAGCTACTGCTACCGCTTTGTTTTGAGCAGTGACTTCTGCTGCTGTCGTAGCTTCAACTACCAATGGAATTGGTGTGACAGGGGCTGGCTCAGGTACCTTGTAAGGTGCTGATTCTACTGCCGGGGCTACTTCAGCTGGCTTAACTCCGAACATTTTTTTCAATAATCCTAGCATATTAAAAATCTCCTTGTAGGTTATTTAGCGGTAAATACAAGCATGGCATACAATTTTATACAAAAATTCATAGTTGAAGGTCGCAAAGACAAACTAATTCAGCTGACTCTGCCCTATGCCGATGATGATCTTGCACCAGTAAAAAGCAAAGCAACCATAGATTATCACTACGGTACATTGTACAAGGCCTATGTTGATCGTTACAACAAGGGCGAAGGTGATGACGATTTCAACGAAGCTGGTGCTTTTTTACATAATATCTACTTTGGACAGTTGGCACCGCCCGAAGGTTCTAATAGACCCTATGATGCTATTTTACAGTTTATAGAAAAACATTTCAAAACTTTTGATGCATTTAAGAGTGAGGTCGAAAAGACTGCCATGAAGATACAGGGCAGCGGATGGGTGTATCTGGCCAGAGACGGTGAAATTAAAACCATCGTCAATCACGAAATCAGGAACGATATTGTACTATTGATAGATTGGTGGGAACACGCTTGGGCATTAGACTATCAGGCAGATAAAAAAAGCTATCTATCTAACATATGGAAGATAATCAATTGGAGGGTAATAAATGGCGTACTCGGACAAAGTAATTGATCATTACGAAAATCCACGCAACGTAGGCTCATTTCCAAAAGATGATCCTACAATTGGTACTGGAATGGTTGGTGCTCCCGCTTGCGGTGATGTTATGAAACTACAGATAAAGGTGGACGATGATACAGGTATTATTACAGATGCAAAATTTAAAACGTATGGCTGCGGATCGGCTATCGCAAGCTCGAGCCTCGTTACAGAATGGCTTAAAGGCAAAACCCTCGACCAAGCTGGAACAATCAAAAACTCCAACATCGCCCAAGAGTTAGCCCTACCCCCAGTTAAGATACATTGTTCAATTCTAGCAGAAGATGCTATCACAGCGGCCGTAAATGATTACCGTAACCGACACAGCAGCTAAAAAAGTCAAGCAAAATTTAGAACGTCGAGGTAAAGGCGTGGGTATTCGATTGGGTGTCAGAACCACAGGGTGCAGCGGTCTAGCATATACCATAGAATATGTAGATGAATATACATCGGAAGATGGCGTAACTAATTTTGCTCAAAAAGACTTCGTGGTTTTAGTTGATGCCAAAAGTTTAGCATATCTCAATGGGTTAACTATGGATTGGGTCCGCAATGGACTCAATGAAGGATTCGATTTCGTCAATCCAAACGAACGTGACCGCTGCGGCTGCGGTGAATCGTTTAGAATTTAGACACCGGCAGATCTACGCTGGCTGGCATATTCCATATCTGCTTCTGTTCTACGCCCTTGCGTTGAGCAAATCTTTTAGCATCGCAGGACCCACAACAATGAAAGAAATTGTTGCTGAGCCGTTTCTTATCCATGTGTTTGAGGTCGCGTTCAAATATCACATCACAGGCATCACATCTCAATACTGCTACAGTCTTTTTTCTTTTGTATTGATGCTCGACTCCGTTTTTACTGAGTCTATGATATTGATTTTGCTGGGTTTTAATCTTGAGGAACATCTAGTATTTACATCCGGCTTATAAAACTTTGGGCTAAATATTAGAGCATTTGCTCAATCTAGGATTATAACCATGGCAAGAAAGACTATTGATATCGGCGCAGTTGGCAACGACGGTACCGGCGACAGTATAAGAGATTCATTCCGTAAAGTCAATGACAACTTTAGAGAACTGTATAGCTCGCTAGGACTCGGCGAAAGATTAAAATTTACTGGTCTTGAAGACGCACCAGCTACCTATGTAGGGCAAAATGATCCGGCTACTGGAAATACTCCAGTGGTCACTGTGAACAACACTGAATCGGGATTGGCATTTAAGAAACTGGTTGCCGGATCAGGTATCAGTATCGATTTCACTACTAACCCCAACGAAATATCTGTCAATGCAGACTTTGCTGAAATTGTAGCAGACACCACACCTCAATTAGGTGGCGATCTTTCTCTGCGTTCTGGCGGTAATCAATATCGTATTATTGATGCTGGAACTACAATTACTCCGTTGGCTCCTATATTTTCAACGGAATTAGTCAACAAAAACTACGCCGATTCTAAAATTGCTAGAGCAGGCGTAGATGCTATTGATCCTGCAACAGGCACCGTAGACGTAAGTTTTGGACGTATGAGCGGGCCTTTGATTCTTTCAAGAAGTCCAGAACCAGACGATGATGAATTGTACGGAGGGTTGATTGCAGCTACCAAACAATATGTAGACAGTTCAGCATTTGGATCTAGTGTTAATTTATATGTAGCACTCAGCGGCGAGGACGATCGTCCTGGAGTATCACCTGCTCTGCAAGGTCGAGCATTGGCCTACGCCTATCGCACACTTGAAGCAGCTCTAAAACGTGCAGAAGAATTGGTTTATGATTCGAGACCAATTATCGGACCTTATGAAAAAACTCTGACATACAACAACGGTGTATCAGAATGCGCATTGACATCAGTAGACACTTCTCCTATTTCAGGCACAGGATTTGCAGGTTCGGTACGAATGAGCGTGGACACCGCGACGTTGAATAGTGTAGGTACCAACTACTATGCCGGTGATATATTACAGGTTGCAGGCGGTACTGTAGCAGCCGGCGGCAGTGCTTGTTTTATTGAAGTATTATCTACTTTAACTACTCCCGGAGCAATCGTAACCTTTAGAGTCATATCGACTGGTGTGTATTCTGCACTGCCTGGTGCAACTGCCGTGTCGACTACAATCAGCACCAGTGCTGCGCCAGTGGGCATTGGACCAATCGGTGCTGGTGCCACATTTAATCTTACCTACAAAGTAGGATCAGTTTCTATAACCAACGGAGGCACAGGATACAGTTTAGTTTCCGTGAGAATCACAGGTGGTGGCGGTACAGGAGCATTTGGTACTGCTGTGGTTACCGCAGGAGTTATAACCAGTGTAACCATCACAGATAAAGGATCAGGCTTCGTCAGCTTGCCTACCTTCGTAGTCGACCTTCCTAGATTCTTGTTATTCACCAATGGTCTACGCACAGATTTTACCGGGGATGTCACAACTTCAACTCCTGAAGCTATTAGGGGACGAGACATTCGTGAGGGTCTTTTCCTTCGTGGTAAAACCAGCGGAGCATTGGCACAGATATTAGATCATCAAGGTGCGTTAGACAGCGGTGGCAATGAAATTTTTGATGTAGATATCATATACGGTACCTTTCAAATTGGCGAATCAATTACCTACGGTGACATCGCAAGAAACATACAGATTTCGATATTAGTAGAAAGCGGCGAGTACTATGAAAACTATCCTCTAAGAGTTCCGCCTAACGTCAGTATAGTAGGAGATGAATTCCGTCGAGTGATATTTAGACCTCGTCCCGGAACTTCGGCTTCACCGTGGGCTTTCCAAAAATTCCGTAGAGACAGAACCATCGGTAATCAAGACACCATACGTCAAGTATATAACGATACTACCGGTAATTGGGGTCCACAGAATGTTATTCCTGATCAATTGACTCTTGCACAGGCAGAGTACGGCTATCATTATCTGCAGGATATCACTGAGCCTGTTTATCCAAAAATACAAAACAAAGGTGCATATGAATCTGCTGCTGATTTAATAAGATTGAATAGAACGTTTCTTCAAGAAGAAATCGTAGCGAGAATAGATTTCAACAAAATCAATAGCGTATCTCCGTTCAGTCCGAGCTTTACCTACAACAGAAATTTTTATAAACGCAGCATTGGACAGTTAATCGATGACATGACGTTTGACCTCGACCGAGGTGGTTATAATAGAACTATTTCCAACGCACTGAAATATTATCAAAATGACCTTGGTAATACAGTAATAACCACACAGCTGTCACAGTATTTGGCCGTGATAGATCTGTTCAATACTCTTGTGCAGGATGTCATAGATAACACTGCGATCACAGGATTAAAACAAACACTGTTCTTCCAGACCATCGACCCTGCTTTCCAATCAGAATTGGGATCAGATGCAGTCATAGTACTGTTGATTAACGCATTCAAGGATGTTATAGACGGATCTGGTTCAGTGAACTATCCTTTAGAAAACGAAGAAATGGATGTGTTCTTGGCCAACGACACTGTGCGGTGGCAGGCTATATCAGCTATCGGTCATGGCGGCTTCATGGGGGTATTGGATCCCACAGGTCAGATATTGTCTAGATCACCGTATTTCCAAGAATGTGCTTCGTTCAGCCGCAGTCAAGATCGTCAGGTATGGGCAGGTGGAATGTTCACAGACGGGTTCGCAGGTAATCTGGAATTCAATATTGATGCAGTGATCAGTACCACAAGATTAGAAGTTAGTGATCTTGATAGATTCCCAGAACTTCCAGCATCGTTTATTGTTTTCGATACTGTGTACAGAATCAACTATGTTAGAGACTTTGTCTACGACAAGGACGGCAGCACAGCTACATTTATCTTAGACGAAACTACACCGTGGCCGTTCTCAGTGTTCACCTATAATTCTGCTGCATGTAGCAGAGACACTGGGTTGATCTTAGACGGACTAGGTCGAGATATTGTACTGAATACCAACTACTGGACTCGTCAGAATGGTATTACTTACAGACTTAGCCAGAGCTCGGTGGTATTACAGGACCAACGAGCTATTACCATAGAGGCCATTGAATTTGTACACGATTCAGTAAATGATTTAATCACTGCATATCCTGCTATTCAAGATACTGTAGATCTCAGTAACATCGCAATCGCAGACGTGCTTGCACGTGGTGTAGCTGCTGTTCCAACTATCAGCTTCACGGTGCCTGCTGGCGCATCAGTTAACGTTACCAGTGCATATAATTTACTGTCTGCTAATAGAGAATATGCCATAGCTGAGATACTGGGATATATTGCTGCTCAAATAGCTGCGCCTACTGCACCATTTACTGCTCTGGATGTGTTCATAGCAGGTGAGATCGAATTCCAGACACAACAAGCTGTAGACGCTGTGATACATGATATTATCTATGGTGGTAATGTAGCTACACGCACCAGAGCATTGAAATTCTATAACAACCTCACAGGAGCAGTGATAACTGACTCAGGACTCTCAAAGGCTAAAACTGCTGCATGGCATACTTATTTGAATTATCTGTTGGGACAGGTTGTTCAAGATCTAAATCCTATTACAAGTTATTCTGGTGTGAGTAGAACTTCAGGCACAGCTGCCACAGCTACAGAAGCAACTACCATCAACACTCTGATGACTAACATGAGTTCGATCATCGGTGCAGCTGATTTCACAGCAGCGCAGGCAGTGGTAGCTATCACCGAACCCAGTTTCGTAGGATACTCTGCCGATAATATTGCTGTGCGAAATATTATTCAAACCAATCGAGCTGAGTTGCAGTCTGCTGCGGTACAGTTTGTGGATTTCAACGGTAACAGATACGAACTGTTGATGCCTGGTAATAGAAGTATGTTATGTAACGACTTCACACAGATCAATGACCTAGGCTACGGAATAGTTGTGGCCAACGGCGGTCTTACAGAAGCCGTATCAATGTTTACCTACTACTGTCATATTGCCTATTACTCAGTAACAGGCGGACAGATCCGGGCAGTAGCAGGTTCTAACGCACACGGTAACTATGCCTTGGTAGCAGAAGGTGCGGATCCACTAGAGGTCCCTACACCTTCTACAATATACGAAGAATTCAGTCAGCGTGTGGACTGTTATTTCCCCAGCGGAGCATATGCTAACGTAGCCGGTGGGTTATTGATATTTGTAACCAATTATGAATACACCCCATTGGGTGGTTCAGAACTAGAGATATTGCATTCTACGACTAACAGCATATACCGCTATCCTGTAACTTCAGTGACTACTACAGATCTACCAGCGGGAGTCGCAAGATTAAATCTCTCTACAGGCACAGGATCTGCCACAGAAGGACTGTTTGCTGTAGTTGCTGATGGCACAAAAATGACCCTGAGACAGTCAAATATCATATTACTCACAGGCGGATTAGAAAATGTTGCTGTGAGACCATCCACTGGTCTTAAACTGCGTGAGACACTGGATACTGTTTATCGTGTTCTGGAATTCAACTCTTATCCAGATTCAAACGGGCCTTACGAAGTACTATTCAATACAGCCACTCCGACGATATTCCAAGTATTGCTGACTATCACGACTATTGCTTCTAATGTGGTTACCACCAGTGGTAATCATAAACTGAGAATCGGTGACAGGATCATTCCTACCAGCACAGCTAATAACTTTGTAAGCGGAACTACTTATTATATTCGTACACAGCCCACTTACAACACATTCACAGTATCTACCAGTCCTAGCGGAAGCACGTTTACATTAGCCGACGGTAGTAGCTTGACTATCAAGGCTGCAAAATCACACAAACTGTTAGAAGCCTACACTCTTAACTTTAATGTTCCTATTGCTGAGATAACTGGTACTATTTCAGGCACCACGCTTAGTGTGTCATCGTTGCTCTCTGGTACAATAGCTGCCGGTATGGTACTCAGCGGAAGTGGCATCACTGTTGGAACTACTATCGTATCCGGTTCAGGATCAACATGGACTATTAGTGTTTCTCATACTATAGCCGTTGCTATTCCGATGACTGGTACAGGTGCACTGCCTGCACCATTAGCAGCAGGTCAGCTATACTACGTGTTGCCTAACAATCTCACTGACACTGCATTCAGTGTCAGCACACAAAAGAACGGAGCAGCTACCAGCATAACCACATCAGGTGTTGGCGTCCAGCGATACAACCTCGCTGGTCTAACTCTCACACAGACTAGAGAAAATTACAATTACATAGATATAACTGTAATCCAACCTGGTGAATTTATAACAGCGACTCCGACTGGTACAACCTGTACTATTAGCATAGCGAATCCAGCTGTGATAACACTGGCCAGCCACGGATTTGCAGCCGGTGATGTAATTAAATTCACAACCACTGGTTCTTTGCCCACAGGCATAAGCATGCTGAATAGATACTTTGTGTTGTCAGCTGGTCTCGCTCTAAACAGTTTTAGAATTTCAGCGCAGCTAGGCGGCGATGCTGTGGAAACCACTGGCACACAGAGTGGGACACAAAAAGTTGGTAAGGTCACAGGCAGTGCTGGTGACTCTGTATTTGCTGTGGTGGCGATTTCGCAATCAGAAATATCAAGAACACAAGGCAGTAAATTTGTGTATCTAGGCGAAGAATATATCATAAACAGCTATCAACCAGAAGCAGTGACCAATCAACCGTTTGGTAGACTTATTCTTAATCGACCATTAGTTAATGGTATAAACAATCTAGACAGTGCCTACACTATCAAAGCCGGTGTGCCTATACGCAGCAGCGGAAGTCTTGGCACATTGACCATACGTATTTCGCTGACTCGTGTTACCGGCCATGACTTATTAGAAATCGGTACAGGATCATATGCTGACACTAACTATCCTAAGGAAATCTACGGATCCAGTGTTAATCCATTAAATCCGGCGAATGAAGTTGAAGAACGTGACGTGGGGCGTGTGTTCTATGTGACCACTGACCAATTTGGTAATTTCTCCGTGGGTCCATACTTTAGGGTAGACCAAGGTACAGGACAGGTCACGTTCTCTAGTTCAATTGCACTGAGTAACCTCGATGGTATTGGATTTAAACGAGGTGTGCCAGTTAGTGAATTCTCCACAGACAGTGGTTTCATCGACAACGCTATTGATACAGTGCCTACTGAAAACGCCACTCGTATCTATATAGAACGACGATTGGGATTGACGCATGACGGCGCAGTGGTTGGCATAGGACAATTGATACCTACTATCACTGGTGGCTACATGGCTTTGGATGGTCAGTTGGGCATGAAGTCCAACATGAATCTCAACAATAATAAGATCATCAATGTCACAGATGCCACTGATCCACAAGATGCGGTGAATCTCAGAAGTTTAACCTTGGATAATTTCCAAAACTGGGCAGGATCAAATCCGCAAGGAGGTCAGTTCATGATCTTCACTGGGGTTGGCAATACACTGATCAATGCCACTATAACTGGTGACTTGACTCTCGATCTGCGCACAGGTGTAGACTCTACTGTAAACAACATAGATGTACAGTTGAATGCAGGTGTGGTCAACAATGCCGAAGTTAATGCAGCAGCGGCAATTGCACAAAGCAAGTTGAATATGGTCATTGCTGCCACACAGGCGGCAGCACCTACTGGTACCGCTGCCGTAATACAAGCAGCCAACGGTCTCAGCAGTTTTAATAGTTCGGATTTCGTTGTTACAAACGGATGGGTCACACTCAAAGCTAACTCTGTACAGCTGGGAGACCTTGAGCAGATGGCTCCAGATACGCTGATCGGTAACAGCAGCATCAGCACTGCTAACGCTGCTGCTGTGGCATTCACCACAGTGGTTGACGAAGGTCTAGCTATCAAGAAATCACAGTACAGCAGTGCAGGTTTCTTGCGTAGAACCGGTGCATCAACAGCGTCGGATGCCAATTACGTTATGGTAGCAGGATCCGCTGGATCAAGTTCCAGCACTGGCAACGGCGAAGTTGTTGTTAGAGACAGCAGTGGCGATTTTGGTGGTAGAACCATAGATGTTCAAAACATCAAGATAGATGCTAACTTGGCCATAGACACTGCCAGCACTACAGCCACAGACGGATATATTAGATATTACGGTTTTGATTCAGCAGGTGGTATATTAATACAGACCAGTTCGAGTGTTGCAGCTAATAGAAAAACAGCGTATTGGAATAACTTCCATGAATTCAAAACACAGAACGGTGTGTCAGATGCACCTATAACCTGTTCTACTGTGACTGCAACTTCTATACAGGTTCAGACTTTGACCACCGGCGGTAATACCACAGCAGGTACTATTACTGGTCGATGGACATTAAGTGGTACCAGTCCGAACGAATCAAGACTACAGGCCACGTACTCCGCTGACCTTGCAGAATACTACGAAGGCGATCAAGAATACGAAGTTGGTACTGTGTTGATATTCGGCGGTGATAAAGAAGTCACGGTAACTAATACACAAGGAGACAATCGTGTAGCTGGTGTGGTTTCTAACACTGCTGCGTTTGCCATGTATGAAGGTTGCCCAGGACTCAAGAACTTAGTAGCCCTGCAAGGTCGTGTGCCATGTAAGGTAGTAGGAAAAATACGCAAAGGAGAAATGCTGGTGACCTCTAGAATTCCAGGCGTTGCGGTTGCAGGTGGTAACGACATCAAGGTCGGAACTGTGGTAGGTAAAGCATTGGTAGATTATGATAATGATCACATTGGCACAATTGAAATTGCGGTAGGGAGAACATAATGCCTTTTAATACAAATATAACCCCAGGTCGTGCTCCTATATTGTGGAGTGAAGTCAACGAGGCATTTACGAAAGTAAATGAAAATTTTGACATTCTAGTTGCAACAATCGGAGGTGGTAGTGGACTTACTCCAATAGATTTCACTTCGCTGGACACCGATGTTACACCTACTACAGATGATTTACGCAGTCTCGGTGACACCACACACCGATGGCAATCTGTGTTTACTTCAGAACACACTACAGCTAAACCGCTAAATGGTGTATGGGCCGGCAATGCTCAAATCAAAGGAGTAGGGTATACCATAAATCTACCAGTTAATTCCACTGTAGGTGGAGATCCGTTGACCGGCATTGGTGCTGATTTAATCATAGATCCCGACAAAACATTCTTTAAAGAAATACAGGTAAACAATGACTTGTCAGTGGTAGCAACGATATTTGGCGACACTGTGAATTTCCTATCAGGATCTGGTGTTGGTCTTGCAGTTAGTTCGGGTGCAGACTCAATTACATTTTCAAACACAGGCATACTAAGTGTGTCAGCTGGCTTAGGTATTACTACTGCTTCTGCAAGCGGAGTAGCCACAGTGACTAATGCTGGTGTGCGAAGTCTACAAAGTACCACTGCATTACCCTCAGGCAGAGCCACAGGTGCAGGTATTAATATCACAGGATCAGTTGGTGACAATCTAAGAATTACCAACGCAGGTGTGATCAGTATATCATCGGGTGTGGGTATCACTGTGAGTGCAGATGCTGCCACAGGTGACGTAACTATTACAAACTCAGCTCCGGCGGTCAATGCGTTTACACAAATTCAAGTTGACGGGGACACAGTAAACAGATTACAAGCTGACGCGGTCAGTGACGTACTTAATATCCACAGCGGACTGGGTATTGCATTATCTAAGACCGTTGGAACTGACACCCTGACTATTGCCGTTAGCCCAGTATTTGATTTGAAAGGCAGTATATTTGGTGATGACTCGACTAAGATTGTTGATGCTGTAGAAAACAAAGTCTACGGCGGAATTTTTGCAACAACATTAAGAACAGAAGAAACTAAAATAGCTCTTGGTGCAAGTGCTGGCAGTATTTCACAAGGAAACAACGCAACCGCAGTTGGCTGGTTGGCAGGGTATAATACTCAAGGAACGGCCGCTGTAGCAGTCGGTAGAGAGGCTGGCGAAATTAGCCAAGGCCAATATGCTGTGTCTGTTGGGCCTGGAGCAGGATACACCGGGCAGGGCGGAAATGCCGTGGCTATCGGATATGATGCTGGATTTACTGCTCAGGGGTCGGCAGGAGTTGCAATCGGATACCTATCAGGTAACAACACACAAGAATCCGGAGCGGTGGCAATCGGTTATACCACTGGTCAGATTACGCAAAGAACAGGGGCGGTAGCCATTGGATGGGGTGCTGGTCAAACTAATCAAGGTGCGAATGCCATAGCCATAGGATACCGAGCAGGCTTTACTAATCAAAATGCCAGTTCAATTGTGCTCAATGCCAGCGGTGTTGCAGTAGAAGCTGCGGCTGCTGGATTCTTTGTTAATCCAATAAGATTTTCATCAAGCTCTGCTAAAGCACTAATGTATGACGCCGCTACCAGCGAATTAATTTATAGCAGCGTATTGGAATTTATTGGCAGCACTATCAGTACCAGCGACTCAAGCGGATTAACTGTAGATGTGCAAACAACATTTCAAACCGATGTTGCATTTCAAAACGATATTACTGTAGCCGAACAGCTCACAGTCAAAGGCAGTAGAGTTATCAACTTAACTGAATTGAAATCAGTTGTGGCGGCCAGTGTGAGTTTTGCTGACTTCCAAACAAGAATAGCAGCATTGGCATAATTGGAGCGAATAAATGGCAAAACAATCAATAAACGTAGGCACCGCAGCTAACGACAAGAAAGGCGATAGCCTACGAGCTGCGTTCCAAAAAGTCAATGCTAACTTCACAGAACTATACACTGAACTGGGATTGGTTGTTGATGCAAACTTAAACCTGGGAGCATTTGAATTCGCTGGCAGTACAATAAGTACCACAGACAGTTCAGCCATTGTGATCGACCAGTCAACCACCATAACCAGCAACCTGTCAGTGGGTGGAGATATTGTTCCTCAGACTGCCAATGGCGGCGATCTAGGGTCAAGCACACTGCCTTGGCGTAGTTTATATGTCAGTGGTTCAACAATTTACATCGGTGGTAATTCATTAAGCATAAACAACCAAGGCGAACTAACTTTTAACAACAATAGAGTAGCACACGAAAACGGCGAGTTCATGACATTGGATAATCTTAGTGATTTAAATGTCAATAATCCTAACGCTGGAGATACTATCGCCTGGGCAGGCTATCAATGGGTCAATGTTCCCCTCACTCAAGATAGACTTGCTGACGATGGTGATGAAGTCGTACTGATAGGTGGTGCTAATCCTTATGTAACATTTCCTGCCATTACGGGCGGCGATCAACTAATAATACAAGGTGCTGAAGTTAGTTCAGTGTCAGGCAGTCTTGCACTTACTTCACAGGACAACCTTAACATAATAGCCAACGGGTCTGGCGCTGCACCCGGAGGATCAAAGAATTGGACATTCAGTGCGGATGGTAGTTTAACTATACCGGGTGACATCCGCAGTGACAGCAATATCAACATTGAAATCAACTTGAGTGATTCAACACTGCGCCGTTGGCAGTTTGGTGAAGATGGCGAACTGACATTGCCCGAAGATGCTGTTATAAAAACCATGTCTGGAAACTTGACCATTGAAGGTGAAAGCTATGTAATTATTGATTCTGCAACTAATGGACAGATTGATATAGGACGAAGCAGTGGTGTAGGAGCGGTGTCACTAGGTAATAAATCCAATGGCACTAATGTGGTAGTTGATGATTTATTTGTCGCAAATGGAGTCTATGAATTCTTCAGTAGTTTGGCAGATGCTACCGGTGTAGTAACACACAACTGCGCCAACGGACACATATTTTATCATACGAGCCCAGATGCCAACTGGACTGTGAATTTAACTAATTTACTTGATACATGGAATAGAGCTACCTCAGTGACCCTAATCATAGCGCAAGGTGCTATAGGTTACTATCCTTCAGCAGTTCAGATTGCAGGTGTGGCACAGACCTTAAACTGGCAGGGCAATGCTACACCAACACCCAGCACCAACAGAACTGATGTAGTGACATTTAGTATCATAAACAATTCTGGCACTTACACAGTGCTGGGACAACTAACAGGATTCTAACATGCTGGGTTCATTCACCGGTTCATTCAAGTTTGGTCGTCGACGACGACTCTCACTACTGCCAGCAGGCTATGTTACTTTGGCTGGATTGACCTGGGCACCCATGACCACCGGTGGGACTTATGCAGCAGCACAAACCCACGCCGCAAACTTTACAGGTCTAGGCTTTCCACCAGGCACATGGCGAACGGCCACTGTTGCAGAAATTCAAAGTCTTGCAGCAGTGCTGAGTTATGCTGATGCTCAAAGTATTTACGGGTGGGTATTTTCGAGTCATGCTTACAATATTTGGACTTCAGAGTCTGGGCGTGTGGTTAATTTTTTCACAGGGGCTAATGTTGGAACTTCGAACACTAATAATTTCAATTTTTTAGTTTGCAAAACTCCTGCATGATTGGATACTAATAATGGGTAAATATACTAAAGAGAGCGTGATATGACTATACAAACAATTAATATCGGCAATGTGGTAAATGATGGCCTAGGCGATGATCTACGCACCGCGTTTCAAAAGGTAAATGCCAACTTCACAGATTTATCTGCACAACTAACTATCACTGCCACCAACGTAGGCGCAGTAGGTGTAGGTGTGTTCAAAGAAAAAGTAGGTGCTGATCTACGATTTAAAAAATTAGTGTCCGGCACAAAAATGTTACTGAATGAAAACACAGACACTATCACTGTTAACAACACTTCTCCGGATGCTTTCATTAGAATAGACACCGATGCTGGAGTTATGTTGGCCAGCACACATCAACAGATCACCATGGCAGGTGTGGCTGCTCCGGGGTCAACTACCAGTAGAAAAGACATTGAAGTTACTGCATTCGGATCCACTATAAGTTTTAAAACCATTGTTCCTGTAACCGATATACTAGAGTCCTACGATTTTGGAACCATCAACGGATCATACACCAATGCCATGCAGGTAGCATTGCAATCTGCAAACATAGATTTTGGCACTGTTCTACTTCCCGGACGCATAGATCTGAACTGCGGAACAATTGTTTAAGGATTGATCGCATGATAACATGGATCACACCCGCTGGTAGTTTAGGGTTACTCACAGAACGTATACCTATCGATATCGTTCTGCAGGCTACAACTAACCTTACTGCTGTTATCACCTACAGTGTTATCGCAGGTGCATTGCCCCGGGGACTCAAACTAATCAACGGCACAATCAAAGGTAGTCCCACAGAAGTTAAAGTCTATACAGACAGCAGATTTGTGATTCGTGCTTCAGACGGTGTAGACATTGAAGATCGCACTTTTAATCTTGCAGTAGATGGCAGCGACAGACCAATCTGGCTCACGCAGGAAGGATTTTTAAATGTCGGACCAGCCGAAGCATATTTTGTGTTAGACAATGCACAGGTAAACTTTCAACTACAAGCACGTGACGAAGATCTCATAGCCGGTGATGTCTTAGAATTTTATCTCATGCCCAACGGCGGACTGCTGCCTCCCGGTCTCAGCCTCAGCAAGAGTGGCGTGATATCGGGATTCACTGATCCTATATTTGCTGTAGAATATAGTCTGGAAACTTCAGGAGGATATGACACCGCTCCCTTAGATGTATTTCCCATAGACTTCGTGGAAGCTCGCAGCAATGGCTACGACACGTTTGTGTTTGATAGTTTTACATTTGACTACAACGAACCCAGCAGAACTCCAAGACGACTGAGCAGGATCTATAATTTCATAGTAGCTGTCACTGACGGTGTGTATACAGAAACTAGATTGTTTAAGATATATGTAGTTACTGAAGAATTCTTGCAGGCAGACAACTCAATAGTGCAGGTCGACACTAACATATTTCAAGCAGATACCAGCAGTGATCGTGTACCTATCTGGATCACTGGTAGCGATCTTGGTCGATTCCGAGCCAACAACTATGTGACTATATTTTTAGATGTCTATGATCCGCCCACTCTCAGCGGTACTATTACCTATTTCTTACTGCCTACTAATCCAGATGGTTCACAGAGCACACTGCCTCCAGGCATGGCATTAGATACATCCACAGGCGATATTGCCGGATCAGTACCGTATCAGGCTAGAATTTCCAGAGACTATAAATTTACAATCCGTGCAGTAAACTATCCCGCAGCACTGGCTTATATATCATATATCTACAAAGGTTCATGGAATAACTTTACCACTTATAAAATCAATGACGCTGTAGAATTCTTAGGTATCACATATATCTGTGTGCAAGTGCATCTCAATAGACTGCCCACAGATGAAACCTATTGGCGAGCAGGTACATCTAAGACCGAAAAAACATTTACTGTAACTGTGATCGGTGAAATCGACAGTGCTGTTGAGTGGATCACAGACAGTGACCTCGGCACTATAAAACCCAACACTGCCAGTGAAAAATATATTCAAGCAAAAAGTCTGTTGTATGGCGGAAGGATTGCCTATGAATTTGTATCAGGCAAACTGCCTCCAGGATTGACATTTTTACCTACTGGAATATTACAAGGCAAGGTCAAACAGTTTGCAGATGATGCTGGTCCGGGATTGACTAGGTTCTTTGAACGCTCAGACAGCCTTGCTCCTGCAGAAGACAGTTCAACATTGAGCAGAGACTTTTCTGCAGTCTTTGACGGCGGTACCTCTACATTTGATCTTAAATTTACATTCACTGTGAAAGCCAGAGACAGTGTGAATTTTGTCACAGTTGATCGCACATTTAATATTGCTGTGCGAGTTGAGAACAATCAAACTTTTGCCAATCTCTATGTCAGAGCCTTTCAATCTAAATCCAAAAGATTAGCATGGTATAATTTCATTACAGACGCTACTATATTTAGACCCGCGGATCTGTATCGCTATGGCGATTCAAACTTTGGAGTGCAAACGGATCTGCGAGTTCTGATATATGCAGGTATAGAAAGTGTTGCTGCTGTGAAATATGTACAGGCTATGAGTCGCAATCATTACCACAAGCGTTTAAAATTTGGCAACATCAAAGTCAGCCAAGCCAAAGATCCCGTAACCCAAGAAGTAGTATACGAAATTGTGTATGTAGATATCATCGATGATTTAGAAAAAAACGGCAAAAGCATCAGCCAAACTGTGAATTTATCTAACAATATCAACAGTAAGGTATTGATCAGTTATGACAGCATCAAAGTAGACAGCGATATTCCGTTTGTCAGTGATCGAGATCATCAGCGAGTATTTCCTAATTCAATTAAGAACATGCGCAAGCAGATACAAGCAGTAGGAGATCGCGATCGCGAATTTTTACCGTTATGGATGCGCAGCACTCAAACAGAAGCAGCTTTTGAAACCGGATACACAAAGGCCTTGCCCTTGTGCTATTGTGTTCCAGGAGCCGCTAAAAATGTTGCTGCGAGAATTAAAGCCAGCGGGTTTGACTTCAAAACCATTGACTTTTTAGCAGATCGTTATATAATAGATATTATAGACGGAGAAATAGAGGATAAATACCTTGCATTCCCGCAACGTGGAGAAAAATTACCTTGACAAGCC